TCCCGTAACATACCGTGATCACCAAGGCGTTGACATTGGGTACAGTTCTGGAACCCCGTTGTTTGCAGTTTATCCAGGCGTATTAAGTTTCAATCGTAATGTTGTTGGCTCCAGCACTTCCATTGCAATTGCAACAGTAACATCTAACATTATATTTGCTGACGGAACCAATGCAACGATTAAAGTAAAATATATGCACAATCTTCAACATGCTTCAACCCTAGCGGGCCAAATCGTTGCCCAAGGGCAAAAAATAGCAATTTCTGGAGGCAACCGCGGCCAGCCAGGATCTGGCGGGACTACTGGTGCTCACTTGCATTTTGAATTTTGGGTCAACAGAAAGTGGCAAGCTGCCCACTATTTTTACCGAGGTGCACTTACCGACCCAACATCTGGTACCGCCGTACCCGGCCTCTCCACCACTACAGGGTGTCCCGCAGGCCAGACACATTGGCCCGGCGGAGTGTGGGAAGTCAGCGCCGGCGGCGATGGCCACACATATACTGCCGGCTGCTATCCTGATGCATCCTTTACACCTGTCACACCTACACCTTAAACAATTTATTAAAACACAAGCGAGATAAAAAATGCCAAAAAGAGTATACCCAAAAGGCGCCCCCACACAAGCAAGATTAGAAGAGGGCCTAGACGTTGAGTTAGCCGTCGATGGAATTCTAAACTCACCTGCCGGCTCACCACAACCTGAACAATATAAACAAGCACTAAATGAACGCAGAATCGAGGGCCCCGGCGGCGGCTCAATCGTATTCGGTTTAGACAGGCCATCATCACAAGCTTCTGGCTACGGCGCCAAGGGTTATGCCGGCGTGGCTAGCCCAGGATCCGCTCGTGTTGATATCCGCGCTGGACGTGTGGCTTCTGCGCGCGGCGGCGAAGGTGTCAAAGATGGCACTCACGTTGACAACAGCCCCGCCGGCGATGCTGCTAGTATATATATATGCGAGACAACTGATGTTGATCAGGCATATGGAATAGTTGAGGGGATTGTAGGAAACCCTAAAGGACAATCTGCAATTGCTATAAAAGCAGATCAGTGTAGACTAGTCGCGCGCGCAGGGATCAAGATCGTCACCGGCGCCGGCAACAACGTCCGCGGCTATCCTAGAGGCGAAACAACCTCCAAGGGCGCCCCACTTTCGCCGGCCCCCGGAATCGATCTAATAGCCGGCAATAATGTACAACCAAGAAAAGTCAGAGGCCCCGGAGGCTTACCAGAAGAAATCCAAACACTACAACCAGTAGCAATGGCCTATAACGTTAGAGATTGCTTTCAGGAGCTTAGTGCGATATTGGATGATATTATGTCGATCTCACAGAACACTGCCTTCTATGTCCAGCGTTGTATGGTAGCATCAGCCACTGCCTTTTCGGCGTTAGCACCAACTGCGCCACCTGCCGGCGCCGCTGCAGGTATTCACACTGCTTGTGCGACGGCTATGATGACACGAGCAGTACTGCCAATGCACCAGGCACGCGCAACAAAACAAACCTGGGAAGGCAACTATTTACAGCACTTTGGATATAAATTCATTGGCAGCAGAAGTGTGCGCACAACATAGTTATTAATACGAGTATAAAATGTCAGAATCAAAATTTTTAAGATGGCAAGATAAAAACGGCGACAACTTAATNGATGTCTGCGAAATAGATCTGCCNAGACCNGAAGAAAAAATCTGTTTAGATTGCATTCCTAATCCACGCGCAATCGTGCCGCGATGGAAAAAGAAAAGAAATCTTAAAAAGCCATTTCTAAACGAAAAGCTTTGTAAATATCAGATTGTAAACATAACCGAGCGCACCGATACAGGCGCCAATCAGTTTTCAACGCCACAAGTGGCTCAGCAAAAACTAAATGAGATTTATGAGGAATATGCAAGAGAGACTGTAGAGGCTCTTTTAACTTTTTATGATAAAGACAAATCAGAAGGCTCAATAAACAAGATACTAGATGTATTGGAATATACAGATTATCACTTAGATGCGCGCCCACTATCACACTTAAAGCTTCTATACACAGTTCCGTTTTCTGATTTAAATGAAATCCCGGCTGCAGAAGCCGAAGAAGAGGAAGAGGCTGAAGCCGGCGATGTAGTTACAACATATATACCGTCGATACTGATTCCAAACATGATCCGTGTTAGAAAAGGATTGAATCTATATGCCAGCAACTTGAAAGTATATCGGGCCCTCGATGGAAAAAATCTTGTGTTTAAGGACGGTGGTATCTTTAACCTCGACCTTTATGGTGATCATGTTATGTGGGGCGACTCAATTACAGAGGAGATAATTCCAGAACTCAGCGAATACTTAGCCGGAAAGAATCTATACCTGGGCAGCACGAGTATGTTTTTTCCCTCTAAGGCCGCCATTCTTAAATTTGAGTGTACTTTCAGTCCGGAATACAAAGTCAAGCAATTGAGAGTATGGTTTGAGGGCTGCGCCGATGATCCTGTTGTATATAAGGGCGCTAGCTTAGATTCACTTAATGATGGAAAAGCCTTTAGAGACCCAACAGCCATGGCCTATTTTTCTCGAATAGATGATATGGAGAGAGATTTAACAGCGCGCAATCCAAAACCTTGGGTAGAATTTATCAAAGAGTATACGTATCCAGAAGTGGTCGAGGTGACCAGGAACACTCCCTCAGAGATTGATCCTTTAGAATCGGCATTTAGCTGTATTGCTGATTCTTTAAGTAATGATTTTAAACAGTTTGGCCAGGACGCACTGGATGACGTTTTCAGTATTGGTGATGCCATCGCAGCTCAGTTTCACAAATCATTGTGTGAAGAAGATTATGTAGACTTTCTAAATCAAGAATATAAGCTTGGAAAATATGCTACCCCTTCTGGAGAAAAAACAGCTGATTCAAGAGAAGAAGAAAGAAGAAAAAACATAAAAATTATGGCCATAGAACAAGCTTATGGCGAATTAAATGATCGAAATGTTCTAATGACATCAATGTGCTCGCGAGTATTATCTATCTGCAGCGGCGCCGGCACCCAAGCAACCTTGGATAAGCTTTGGGGCCACGCATTGGATCCACTAAGATTGTGTGGCCTGTTCGAGCTAACATTGGATGCTATTCAATGTCTTTTCCGCGGCCTTACATTTGAGGAGGTTATAGCTAGTATGCTAAAGAGTTCTCTCCGNGCNATGTCGATNGAACACTTTGGAGATNTNTTCNTAGGATTACCACCAGAGAAACAAGCAAAACTGGATCAGTTGGTTAAAAGAAAACTGGCTTCAGGGAACATAGTTCCACCAGGAAGACTTACAGATACAAGTGATACTCCTGATGATCGCTCCACTTCACAACCCCCTCAAAGTTCTCCATTTTATGCTGAAGGTTCTGGATTTTTTGGTACCATACTGGGTGTTGAATTTGAAAAGCCTTGGGAAAATCCGGACCTTGTAGAGCGCCAGAAAACCGAACTAATGAACGAAGGACCCTATGAGAGTGTGACTCCAAGCGGAGTTCCGGTTGAGAGCCAACCTGTAGGAAAGGTTTCCAATCTTGCGAAAGCGACTGCCGCTGCCCAAGTTGAATCTACTGGTTCAACCTTAAGTCCCAATGTGGTTATGGAAGCATACATTCTTGCGCTCCTAGAAGAATATTCAGACGATCTTCTAAGCCTGTTAACAGAGGTAGAGAAATTCCCAGGTGCACAGGTCATAGCATACATTATAGCGACCCTAGACTGTCCTCGTCCACCTCTTTTTGATCCTAGTTTGATGGATTTCTTGAAAGATATTGAACTTCCATTCTGTAGAAATACAAACCATATTGGCCTGCCAAGATTAGAAAATCCGTTCGCATATTTACCAAAATTGTGGGATATATTCCGCATTTTGTGGGCTATTGCAAAGCAAGAGTTATGGAACCTAGTTGTTAGGCTAGTTTGCAAACTAATTGTATTCGTGTGCGAATTGCTTGGCGATGCACTTTGTAAAGCGCTAGAGACAGCCGGCCAAATGGCAGCGTCTCTTCCAAGTGTTTTGGGTGGCCGAACAACCTTCTCCGAGGTTATAAAAGAGACAATTTGTGGACCCGACTCCGATCAGGCACAGATTGAAGCCACAATGGAAGAGATGTTTAATAATCTAGGCCAAGGTGGTGCAGCACTGGCAGATAAAACAGCCGTGATGAGCTTTGCAGAAGATCTTTCTTCCACGACAACAAGAAGTGAACTAACAAATGCAATGCTTGGTGAGCCCTCTCAATCATTCTTGGATATTGTTGAGAGTTTGGTCGAGTTTGAATACCCTGAATTTGCAGATACTTTTGGAAACTCAGACAAGGCCGCCGCCTTCTTTAAAAACGTTGGCAATGTTATGCCGGTGTCTGCGCGCGCCGCCCTAAAAGAGTTTGCCGATACGACAGCAGAAGATTCTAACCTACCAGCAAACCCCTCACTCTGTGCGACACCAGAAGAGGTTGAGGAATTCTGTACTGCCCGCGCAGCATTATTGGAAGGCCGCGCCTCTCCAGATCAAATTGAGGCAATGTGCGCCGCTGGTCGCGACACTTTTAAAGACGACCTTGCTGAGCTTGGTGATATTATACAGAATGGTATACCGAACTATTTCGAACAGAATATGCCAGCTATCATGTCGTCAGACCCGGATCCCACGTGCGACAACGGCCTTATACCATATGAGCCAAAAGAAATAGCTGTGGCCACCACAGTTGCGCTTGATAGTGCACTAGACGTTCTTAAAATATCATATTCCCAAGATATGCTTGGTAATGGACCATTTGTGCAGAGCAACTGGGGATTCCTCAATATGGTCCTGTCAGATACTATGGGCTGGGCTTATACAACACACGTAAGAAAGTCGCTGGCATCTGGCGGATGGTTCACTAAAAGAAGTTATGTGGACTTCAATGTAAGTTCAGAGATCCAATGGGATAACCTTAACTTCAAGTTTTCCGACAGCAACTACGCGAATACATTCGATCAGCAGGGCGCCCTTCCACTTTATGTGGCCGATCACTTATTAAGTGACGAAACAAACATAGGAGAGATGGAAAGAGCGGTCTCCGATTCTACATTTGTATCAAATAATGAATACCAACCGTCTGAAGACTTCTCTAGGGATTTTAGGAGCCTAGGCTTTGATAATTATTTAGATGAGGTGGATCTCTTGGTGCTCCCAGATTATGGTTATAATGTTACCGTGAGCACTGAGTTCTCACCATTTGATTTCGGTGACGGAAAAGTTATTTTCACAAGAAATGGCCGTAAGAAAACTCCAGATTTAAAATTACAGTTTAGAGACAATGCACAAGGTGAGAAGAGAACCGAAAATGGATATTCATATGGGTTTAACATCAAACTATATCTGTCAGATCTAATATCTGACAAAGCGTTTACTCCAATCCCAGAAGAATACTTCCCGGAAGAATTCAGAGAGAGCCTACAAGGCCTTACAATCGACCAGGCTGAACAACTCGAAGATGATGTCAAGCAAGTGTGGCTGAACGCTCAGGCGGCTGCTCAGGCTGCTGGAATCTCTACTGCCGGCACAATTCAAGAAGCTGTGAAGAGCCGCAGTGACGATAATGCAAGAATTCTTATTGAGAAAGTTATCAATCAGGGGGTAATGGAAGATAGCAATGCGTCTCTAGAAGCTGTCCCCGAAGACACTGAANTTAAGAGAACAACTGATTCGATCANAACATATCGAGCATATGAATTCCTATCCACTGATGATGGTTTAGACAACGAAGAGATAAACGAGGGTGGCTATGTTAACTTTAAAAGCGCGCTCGCTGCCCCCAGTACCAACGTAATACCACAAGTAGTACTGCTGCAGGAGATGATTGAAAAGCACAGTGGTGAGCAACTTGGGTTGGATATAATTAAGTCTACATATGATCAAGTAATGACGACCACATTTGATAAACTGGCCAGAGAAATCTACACAAACCTGCCAGCATTTGAATACGGAGCACAATTAGATGACTTATCTCCCACACAGATAGAATATGGGGTTGCACATGAGGGTCAATTCATGTTGTATAAAGATTATATAGATTCAACAGATACCGATATCGACAATGGCCCGCTTGGCATCAGCAGAATGCAATACGATGAAGAAAACAACAATGGCCCCCCAAATCGTGTTTTCTATCTTGATCCATTAGTATACGGCGGAAGCAACCAAAATCCTGCGATACACCTGAAGCCAAGTAATAAAACCGGATGGCTCGGAATGGTTGATGTAATGTTCCCAGATCTTAGTCCCTGCAAGCCACAACACACAGATTTGGTGGACTTTGGCCAAATCCAAAATATTATTAACGATAGTTATTCAAAGATTCCAGAAGATGAGCGACTTAAGTCAGATCCAGATTGTGTGACGGAGAAGCCATACAATAGAATCCTTGAGCGCGCAAGTAAAGCCGGCATTGAAGGTATGATCCACGCGATGTGCCGCATATTTGTTAGCGTAAACTTCTTAAAGAGTCTCGCCACCTTTACAAAGTTCAAACCAGATTTCAGAAATGTATTTAGCTCACTATACGCTGGTTATGTTGTCGAAATAATGGAAGAAGAGTTGAAAGATGCTCAGTCAAATGATTTCTTAGAATTCTTTAGTCCGTTTAAAGATGACGAATTTTGGTATGCGTTCTTAGAACAGGCAGTTCAAACATACGCGCGTAAGGTTGAAGTGGGGGAAATAGAAGATGTTCCTCCGGATGTTTTAAATGCCCTAGAGAAACTCACGCAATTCCAAACAAGATACAGATACCCTGGCTCAGAAGAGTTGGACACAGCAAAAGACATAGGTGATGCCCACGTTTTCCAAACCTTAAAAAATTATCGTTATGAGAAAAACCTTGAAGCTGTTAAATCGACTGAAGAATGGGCCAAGATCATATTAAAAGAGTTCGTAATTCAAGAAATGGACTTCATGTCGAATGTGTTTATGGATAACCTAAAGAATGTTGGTATTGTAGACTCAGATACAATGATTACAAATCTTGGTTATTATGTCCTTGAGGAATTAACAAGCAATACAGATCTCACTCTTAACAAAGAACTCAAAGAAGAGGTACAGGGTCTACCCACAGAGGGTGACAATCACTATACAAACGGCGCCGAATTAGCCACCCCAGACGGTGAGCCATATGTCGGTTATTATCACACTCATATTGATGATCAAGGAGACTTGGTATATATGGTGGGAGAAACCCACGCCCCAGAAGAGCACGATACTCTTCGACCGTTTGCTAACAAGGTTATTGTACCAATCGGTTCTATTGGGGCAATCGGGTCAGTTGTGGGCACAACAGAGAAACCCTTCATAGCCGAGACTTACGTGAGAGTAAATAACGACTATATGACACCTGACGAGGCAGTCTTACTGATGGCAGCACAGCCCGATAGAAGCTTGAACATATCAGATGTATGGCCAGGTACTTTAGAGCTTGTTATTGATCCGGAATCCGGGAAAGTGTTGGGTACTCAAGGAGAATTGGGGGTCCGATTTGGCCTTAGATTCTCTATACAAGTGGGCTCCACCAAACAACAGTTGATAGAAGTAGAAGTAGATGCTTTGGATCTTCCAATAGAAATGTTCCAGCCTCTAGAACGCGACAGCAAATTGTTACTGTGTTTGATTAATAATCTTGTTGATGGTGATCGGTTTAGAGCCTTGACAAGTTACGTGTTCCCGATGAATAAAATACTTTCAACCCTAGCAATTTATAATGACATGGCATTCTTACCATCAATTGGCGAAGTGACAACAACTGTCAATTCCTCTGATGTGGAAGAGAAGCCGGGTAAATATGTTGTAATAGATACTGAATCTGGCGGCCGAGCCGCCACGTTATCTCCCGGCGCGCCAGGCTGGGCAAAGAAAGCTGAAAGAGAAACAACTTTTGGAACAGGATTCTTTACATTGCATTTTGATAAATGGAATCGGTCAGTGATTGTGAAATCTAAAGCTCGCGTCAAGAGACTCTTCAATGATTATTATAATTCGAGAGACTTTGATCCAGGNGATGTCGCGCCAGATATTGCTGATTCCTTAATCGCTTCTTTAAAGGCTGCCTACAGCAGATCTCCTGGCGAAAGACACTTCCCTTGGTTTAAGAAGGGTCTGTTGCGCACAAATCCATTTAATGCAAATGGTGAACTTTGTAAGAAAAGTGATTAAGTGAATATTTACTAAGAGGTACAAATATGGCTTCTTACGGCGTAAAACTTCCCTTGACGTATGATGACGGCAACGGCTTCACAATGCTCAAGAGACTTAAGGAAGTAATAAAACAAAATTTTAAGATGTTAATTCTCACCATTCCTGGTGAGAGGGTGATGGTTCCGGAGTTTGGAGTGGGCCTAAAGAAGTATTTATTTGAGAATTTTAGTGACTCTGTATATGCTGAAATAGATGCGAAAATTAGAGAGCAGGTTTCAATTTACATGCCGGCCATAGCTATCAATGCAGTAGAGTTCGGAAGTACCGATCAAGACAACAACCATTTGGCAGTATTTATTTCTTATAGGATCCCGGCAATTGCCGAATCAGATTTGCTTGAATTTACTATTTAAATTGTAAAAGGAACTGAATTTTAATGGCGGACGATCAAAAGAAAATATTGCCAATTGACTACACCCATAGAGAGTTTTCTACTATTAGAGAAGACCTAATGGGAATAGCAGAGAGGTTTTACCCAGACACATTCCAGGATTTTAGTGAGGCTTCATTTGGTTCTTTGATGCTCGATGCTGTTGCATACGTTGGTGATCAATTATCATTTTACCTGGATTACAATGTTAACGAAACCTTTTTAGATACAGCATTCCAGTACAACAATATTATAAGACATGGCCGCATTTTAGGCTATAAGAATCAAGGCCGACCATCTACATATGGTCAAGTGGCATTATATATATTGGTACCAGCCAGTTCCGTAGCCCTCGGCCCAGACGATGATTATATTCCGATACTCCGAAGAGGTTCGAGATTCACTTCTCAAAGTGGGCTCAATTTTGTTTTGACCGACAATGTGGATTTTNCAGCCCCACAAAACGAAACCGTGGCGGCTAGAACAGATGCTGCCACCGGNGCCCCAACATTCTATGCTATCAAAGCATTCGGCAATGTTGTATCCGGTTATTTTTCACAGCAACAAATAGAGGTAGGAGTGTTCGAAAGATTTAGAAGAGTTGGAATAGCAGCATCTAATATATCTGAAATTATTAGTATTGTCGATTCAGAGGGTAATGAATATTTTGAGGTTGATTACTTAGCCCAGGATATTGTTTTTAAAGAGTTGGCAAATAATAACTATAAAAATGATAATACTCCTTCAATCATAAAGCCGTATTTGGTGTCAAGAAAATTTGTTGTACAGCATGAAAGGGGTAAAACCTTCATACAATTTGGAAGCGGAAACCCAAACAAATCAAATGTTGTAGCCTCACCACAAGAAGTGGCCATCGATGTTTTTGGAAAATCATATACAACTGACAAAACATTCGATCCAACAAGATTGTCAAACAATCAAAATTATGGTATTGTTCCGACAAACACAACACTGACTATAATATATCGAACGACGAACCCGTCAAATTCTAATGTAGGTGTCGGCGCCCTAAACACAGTCAGCACTAGATTGTTTGATTATAAGAATAGAACAGGCCTCGTTGGCTCTACTATAAAGACAGTTAACGATTCTCTAGAAGTCAACAACGAAACACAGATTGTTGGAAATGTAACAATGCCGAATTCAAGCGAACTTAAACAAAGAATCTTCGATACATTCCCGACCCAGAATCGCGCAGTGACACAGGCAGATTATGAGAACCTTGCATATAGGATGCCACTCAAATTCGGTTCGATCAAAAGGGTGTCAGTCCAACGTGATCCAAATTCACAGAAAAGAAACTTAAATATGTACGTTGTCTCCGAGGATGAGTTTGGAAAACTAACTGCGACAAACTCAACAATTAAAAATAATTTAA